TCTTGTAAACGCTTCATTTCATCCATAGTAGATTTTGGTATTTCGATTGATACTGTAAAAGGCATTATAACCCCTATAGAACGCTCTACATTTGATCTTTTTTACTTTTTGATGGAAATATACCATAGATGGTTCTAGCACGTTCCTAGAATGCCCTGTTTGCTACTCCTTCAACACACCTATTTATTTAGCATCAAAGAATTACATACAATTATGGAAGTTCAAAAACGTAATGCATTTATGGTAGTTTCATACCATCTAATTTTTTATACCTGTTTTCATATAATTTTTTACCCTATAAATTATATGAAATTTATAACACCACTGGGCTTAACCAACATCTGCATCTTACATGTGCAGGCATTACTTCAAATGTCCTATCATTTAGCTTTTGTTTTACATCATCAGGTAATTCATCAAAGAAAGATTCATTAACATCTTTAACTGATCCATTTAATGGCCTACAGATTTGACAAACAATTTCATCAACTGCTGTGTTCCACTGCATAGCAACTTGGAATGGAGCATGTTTAAACGCTTGCCTATTCCCTTCTGCATAAACTCTCGTTACTTCTGTTACTGCAATTGATTCTGCTCTATTCTCACTAAAACCATATCTAGTTAAATTATCTCTTAATGCACTTATCGGTAAACCATTGTTAATCCAATTACTTACTTGATTCTGAACAATGATAGCAGATGTTTGATCTAAGTGAACCAATAATATGTCTAAATGTTCATGTAACCAAGATAATGAATCTTGATTTATCATTGTCCAATCCACACCTGATACATTAGCAGTTTGTTTTTGGTTAACCCCTATTAATTCTTCAACCAGTCTTATCCCTTCTGATATTCCAAGTTCTAATGCTATATGTAAAAACTGATCTAATGAATCCCTTAAGTATAAACCAGATGCTTCATAATATCGTTTTAGTGCTAAGTCTACATCTAATTCGTTAATGGTTCCAGTAGGTGAACAAATGGCATTTACTATTTTGCCAAAAGCAGTGTTAATTAAATCGCTTCCTTCATTTTCGATTTTCTTTCTTTGTTTATCTAATCCATCATACTTTGTTTTTATTTCATATGCTTTCCCTGTTAAGTTATCTAAATCAGAATAATCAACTTCATGTGGTAAATCAATACCCAATACACTTGCTGCAATACTTGGTTGCATTCCTGCATTAACATAATCACTATATGCTTTTGCTCTTTGCGCTTCATCTTCCTGAAACAAAGATAATGATTCAGGAACAAATTCAAGATATAAATCTAAATCATCAAACAAGTATTTATTTGCTTGCGTAGCAATAAACCTTGCATCTGGCAATATCCGATTATCATAAAGGTTTTTCTTATCTACTAAACTTGTGGCGTAATTTGCTGCATTACTTAGGACAATTGAAAGTGGGATTCCCATTGTGGAAACTATATCTTCTTTTTTACTTTTAATCAGAATATCATTTTCTAAATCTTTTAATCCTTCGCCAATGATTAATGGTTTAACATTAGAAGTTAATACAGCAGTTGCAAAAGCATTTTTAATTCCTGAAAAGATTCTATTCCAAAAACTTTTTAATTCTTCTTTATCCTTTTGTGAAGGATTCCCATCAACAGTTAAGATAGTAGCTTTTGTCAAACCACGTTCTATAAATGATTTTAAAAAGTTATCTAATGCATATAAAACCATTGCAGCATTAGAGCAAGCTTCTACAGGACTGGTAATAAATTCTGTTTCTGACATTGGATTTAATTTCATAAATGGAACAATTTCTTCTATGGGAAATTCCATAGTGTTACCATTTACTGTTCTTTTAAATCCTGTTAAACCAATTGATTTATCCCATTTTGGCGTAATTGATTTTGGAGCAAGCCAACGAATTCTTTTAATATTCATTGGATCAGGTTCTTTAATCCAAAATGCTCTACTTGAAATCAATAATGCAGATTCAGATAATCCAAATAAATCATTTAAATCTTCAAACCATTCATACCCTTTTGGTATTTGTTTATCTTCTGAATTCCAAATAACACTCCCGCTTGTTTGGTTAACTATATTAAAAGGAATATTACCCATTTCATTTTGACATATTTCAATGCATCTATAAAGAATTCCAACTTTCTGCCAAATATTATTTGCGTCTGTTTCTTCTTTACCGACAATGATATTAAATGCTTCTTCTGGAAGTGCATTAAGATTAACTGATTTTACAATTTCTTTATTTCCTGCTAAATAAAAATTATTCATATTATATACGTTAATCCCTTTGCAGCCTTTAAGCTTAATGCTCTAGCTATTACACAATCATCATTCCCCACTATAGCTTGATATTTCCCATTCTTCACACCAAAGTTATTTAATTCTTTTTTCCAAATAGGATTATCCAAGAATTCATATTCAGCTTTATCAAACACCAAAATCATTTGACCAACTAATTCATTCTTACTGGAAGCTGTAAATAAAAATTCATCAATCGTTAAATCAAATAATCTTTCGTCTGTATCACATAAAGTTCTAAATTGTGGAATGAATACTGATCCTATTCCTGTTGCATCAACTGTAACTCTTTTAACTTTATATTTAACGCAAGTATTTTTAAATCTTTCAGCTTGCGTATTCCAATCTATTTTATTAAATCTATCTACATAAAGTTCTTTTTTACAATCTGCACATATAACACTTATAGTAGAAAAATCACTTTCTTTGGCTAAATCCATTCCTGCTACTATGTTATGCCCATCATGGGCCATTGGATCAGATTCACTTAAAATACATAAATCATCTATAAACCTAAACACCAAAGAATCATTATCTAAAAATTCTGCTAATATTTCTTGCCTAAATGTATCTATTGGTGTGGAATCGAATTCTTTTATTATTTCGCCAAATTCAATATCTGGATTTTCTAATTTGCTTGGAACTCTAATTAACTTATTATTTAATATTCTGCACCCAAGTGTAGGAATCTGAATTGCAAAAGAATCCTTTTTAACCAATGCATCTTGAAAATTATTATATACCCAATTCTTACCTTTTGGTGTTCCCAAAAATATTGCTTGACCTTTTGTATCAATTAACATCTGTCTTAAGACACTGTTCCAAGCATCTTCATTAACTGTAGAACATTCATCTATAATAATTAAATCCGCACTATCACCCCTAAGATTTTCAAAGTTTTCTAATGATCTAAATAATATAACACCACTTTTAGTAATCGGTATTTCTAAATTAGAACTATTAAATCTTTTATAATCACTGCCAAAACATGCTAAAGTATTTTGAAAATTTAATCTTGCTTGTCTATAAATCGGTGATCCAAAGATTATCCTTTTACCTTTTGCTGCATCTTCTATTGATTTAATTATTCCTAGTGTACTCTTTCTCCACCTTCTTCCAGCAAGAATATAATTATACCTTTGCATATTTGCTAATACATACTTTTGTCCATAATTTGGCATTGGTAATTTAATGTTAATCTCTATTTCTCCAATCATTTACATATTCAATTGTAATATTAACATCTGCTAAATCTTTTGTTGCTTCTGTAACATATCCTCTATCTTTACCGATTTTAGAAAGAAGCCATTTAGCAGTATCAACATTTTTCATAATTTCAATATCTTCATAGATTATACTTTCAGCTTTATCCAAAGATATTTCTTTTTCTTGCTCAATTGCTTGTTTAATAGATTCAAAACGTAAAGAATATTCTTTTATGGTTTGTCTATTACAACCAACGTTTTTAGCTATTCTTGCCATAATTCCATATGTACCAGGAATAGCTTTCAATATTTCTTCTTCAGTATAAATACAAACGTTTGTTGTCATATCACACCAAAATAATTAAATGTCCACAAAAACACCAAAATAAGTATCCCAAAAACAATTATGCAATAAACATGTTTATTAAACTTTATATTCTTCATTAATGCTATAGCATGAAATACATAAACAAAAAATCCAATAACTGTTAATATTATAAAGTATACTTGAATTTGTTTATCCACTTTGTTTTTCCTTTTATAACGTGAGTCTGTAGCATGTAATTTAATGTTATATAACCTGAAGTTATGATTAATATAATAATTAATCCAAAACTGTTCCCTTTCTGTTAAATCATCAATATTACACTTTTCAATAATTATAAATTTAAAGTTCTTTTCGCCATATTGATTAAATGCATCTTGCAGATTTTCATTTACATGTTTATTAATCCTTAATTCTCTAAAATGCTGTTTATGTCTTTTTTTAGCATTTACAGTTTGACCAATATAAGTATCATTATTTATTCTATTTGCGATTGCATAGATATATCCAACCATTTCTTTTGTAAATTATCTTTCCATTTATCTTGTTTGATAAATACTTCTTTTATAAAATCCAAAAACTGCTCATTGTTTAATTTAAAAAGATTATCTTTATTTTCCGATAATAGGTTATATTTCTTTCTTTTACATAGTTTTAGAACTTCTTTATCATAACAATCTAAAATCCAAATAGATTCATTATCATAATTAGAAACTCTAAAAAATATATGATTTTCATTGTTCATAATATTT